CAGACGTAGGAACAGGACATTACCAACCAAACTTTACTGCTTTGGCTAATACAAATTATGCATGTTCTATAAGCGGTAACGTATTGATTGGAGTAGCTTCCCCTATAAGCACTACAAGGGCATCTTTACAAACTTTAAATCAATCAGTAGCTAATGTTGATGTAGCCGATATTACATTTTCAATAATGGGAGGCCAAGCATAATGTCAACAATCAAAGCTAACACGCTCCTCCACAGTGACGGCAGCACAACTAATCCTCCAGCTATTCCAGCGTTAGATACTCGTATGGCACAGGCTTGGTGTAATTTAGATATGCGAGGCACATCTGGAATACGAGGTAGTTTTGGAATTAGTTCTGTGACCGACATAGGCACTGGTCAATTTAGATTTACACTAAGTACTGCAATGCCAAATGCAAATTATGCTGCTGTTGGTTCAACATCACGAACAGGCGCAACAAATAATTATCACAGAGGCTACGATATGTTTATTGAAAGCACATCTCAAGTGCGAGTAATTACTTGGGATTCTGGTACTTCTGTTGAAGACCATTCAGTAGTCTCTCTGGCTGTATTTAGCTCTTAATTAAAGGAACAATAATGAAAATTATATATCAAACAACCGATGGCATTGCAGTCATCACACCAGCCCCAAACTGTTCCTTAACTGATGCAGAGACTGCGGCTAAAGACGTACCAACTGGCTCGGCTTACAAGATTGTAGAAGATAGTTATGTACCTTCAGACAGGACATTTCGTAACGCATGGTCTATTGAAGCATCCGAGCTAACGGATGGAGTGGGTGACTAATGGCTACAGTAATACGAGGTGATGATAACTTTGATACTGCTTACGCTAAGTCTGTAGCAATCATTGCTGATGTTAAGACTTATAATGTGCATGGTGGTATTTTTACAGCAGGTGATTGGCGCACTAGAGACTTAAACACTGAACTAGACGACCCTTCAAACATTGTTACTATTGCCTCCAACCAATTCACGTTACAAGCTGGCACATACTTAGTTGAATGGTCAGCACCAGCTTATAAAGTATCCCGCCACTTTTCTAGGTTGCAGAACATTACAGATTCTACGAAAGAAGCAGAAGGAACCAGTGAGTATACTGCGGGTAGTGATGATGTCGTAACTAGAAGCACAGGGTCTTGTATTGTAGCGATAACATCAGCAAAAGATTTTCAAATACAGCACCGAAGTAGTGTTACTAGAGTAACCAATGGTTTAGGTATTAATTCATCCATATCAGGCCAAAACTCAGTATACACCTTTGTTAAAATTCACAAGATTGGAGCATAGAACATGAGCATTACAATAGACATGAACAAAGCAAAAGTAATTGCACACGAAGTACGCAGGACTGTACGCAACGCTGCCTTTGCACCCTTAGACATTAAGGCAACCATCCCACATGAAGCTGAACAAGCAGAGGCAGATCGTGCAGTGATTCGTAGTGCTGATGCTGATCTTCAAGTGTCTATGGATGCTGCAACAGATGCTAGCGCATTATATGCGTTAATGCCTACGGGAGAATAGAATGAGCAAGGCAAGAGATGGGGTAGAAGACCTCAAGACGATTGACGCTAACTTTGCTGCTAAGGCTCCCATTGCTAGCCCAGTGTTTACAGGCAACGTGGGTGTTGGTGTAACTCCTAAAGCAACACATACCGATGCGGATGTACTGCAAATAGGTGGTACAGCGTTTATAGCCAACTGGGAGGACGCAGAGACTTATGTTGGTGAAAATGTCTACCTAAGCACAGCAGGGGCTTATAAATACCTAACAACGAGTCACGCTAGTCTCCATAATCAGACAGGGGGTACTCACAAGTTTCAAGTAGCCCCATCAGGCACAGCAGACGCAGCGATAAGCTGGACTACTGCTATGACTATTGATAACACTGGTCAGCTTCAAATAGGCTCACCTTCTGCTAATGCCTCAAACATCCTGAACTTAAAAGCAGCGAGCGCCCAATCAACAGTTCGATTGCAGTCTAATGATAGTTACAATGCCATATCATTTTTAAACTCCGCAGGAACTGAAAACGGCTTTATCCGTTCAAACACATCATCAATAGCCTACAACACCTCATCAGACTACCGACTTAAAGAAAACGTCACACCAATTTCAGATGCAACAGCACAGACTAAGCTACTCAAACCTTGCAACTTCGATTGGATTGTTGGAGGTAATGTCAATGGCTTCCTTGCACATGAGCTAGCAGACGTTGTACCAGAAGCAGTCACAGGCACTAAAGATGCTATGCGTGATGAGGAGTATGAAGTGACAGCAGCTACCGACACAGAAGCAGCAGTCATGGGTACACGCTCTGTTCCAGATATGCAGGGAATTGACCAATCTAAAATCGTCCCACTATTAACAGCTACGATACAAGAGTTAATTACTCGCATTGAAGCATTGGAAGCATAATGAGCGTAGACTACAGAGGTGAGAAGTTTGCTGGATACAACAAGCCTAAGCGTACACCTAAACATGCTACTAAGTCTCACGTAGTATTAGCCAAGGAAGGGTCTACCATTAAGATGATTCGTTATGGTGAGCAAGGTGCAAGTACAGCAGGTAAGCCCAAGGCTGGAGAGAGTGATAAGATGAAAGCTAAACGTAAATCATTCAAAGCTAGGCATGGTAAGAACATTGCTAAAGGTAAAATGTCAGCAGCATTCTGGGCGAACAAATCAAAATGGTAAAAGAAAAATCAAAAGTAAATTAAGAGGAAGTTATTATGAAAGGTGTTAAGCATTACTTACCAAATGGTAAGGAGTACACAGGTAAGACTCACAAGACTAATGGTAAACTTATGACAGGTGCGAAGCATACTGCATCTAGTAAGAATCTAACTCATAAGAAGACTAAGAAGTAATGTGGTCTATCCTTGTAGCAACTATGCTTGCAGTGACTGAAGTACCTGCAATGCCTGTTATAATTTCTAGCTACTCAACTCTTAAAAGTTGTAGGGCAGAACTAATAGATGTTTCTATAAAGTTAGAATACAAATTAATTGTTAGTCCCATGTTGGGATACACAGCACAGAAAAAGACAGAAGAGAAAACTACTGTTGCTTTCTGTGCTAAGAATATACAGAGTATATAATGAACTCTAGTCCATTAGAAATATACCCTGTTCATGTAGCTCCATCATTAGCACCTGTAGGTCAAGGTTTACTTATTGAGCCAGCAGTGAATAAAGTAAATGCAGAGTATCTTGTTGTTCAACCATCAAGAGAACCATATGGGATTCCCGTAGAGTATACAAAGAGGGTATGGGTATGTTAGCAGAACTTATGGTGGCTAATGCTGCCTTTGCAGTTATTAAGCAAACATTATCTAATGGTAAGGAGATTGCTGATGCTGGATCTGCGCTCACTAAATACTTTGGTGCAAGTCAAAGCATTGAGAACAAGATTAAGTCTGGCAATGGTGATGTACTAGGAGCATACCAAGCTAAACAAGCAATAGAGAAGCAAGAAAAAGAGTTAGAGTTCATGCTCAATAAACAAGGTCTTCTAGGATACTATAAGTACCAACAGTTTAGAGATGAGTTTTATAAGAAACAAAAAGCAGATGCTAAGAAACAGAAAGCACAGGCTAAGGAAATTAAGGATGCTCTGGTACTAGCAGGTCAGGTTGTAGGAATACTTATAACTATCCTAGCTGCTTTCTTTGGTGTAGTTATATATCTTAAATATTAAACCGGTGAGTGATCCTAAATTGACAGAAATAGAGAAAGATGAGATAGCTGATTTGGCTGCACAGAAAGCATATGATAGATTCTATCTAGCAGTGGGCAAGTCAGTTGTTAAGAAGTTAATGTGGATTATAGGGGCAAGTGCATTTGCTTGTTGGTTATATTTTAAAGATGGAACTTTTTAGTAAGAGGTAGGTTATGTTCGGTATGCCAATAGAAGTTATCACATTGCTGTTAAGCGTCCTAGGAGGCGCTGTAATGAAGATGATGGCACAGGCACAGAAGGATAAGGCTGATCAGCAAAAGATGCTCATGCAGCAATTCTCGGCCTCTGAGGACAGTGTAGCAGCAGCACGTAGCTACGATACTCCTAATGCACAATGGATACGTAGATTCCTAGTGGTGTCCTTCATGGGCATGGCTATGTTTATTCTTATTGCTCCTATCTTAAACCTACCAACAGTAGTACCAGTAGAAGTAACCAGTGGATTTAAACTTTTATTCTTTGACTTCACTACAACAGTAACAGAGTGGAGAACACTGGAAGGAATGGTTACTCCTGAGTGGTTGCCTCATGCAATCATGTCAGTTGTTGGTATGTACTTTGGTCAATCAATTGTAGCGAGAAAATAACTCTTGACTTTTAAACAAAAATATGGTATAATCCTATGAATTACTTAGCAGCAATCAACTCAGTTCTTGTACGTCTACGAGAGCGTCAAGTAGAGTCTATTAATGAGAATGAATATTCATCTCTTATAGGTACTCTAGTCAATGATTCAATTCAAGAAGTAGAACAAGCATGGGACTGGTCTGCCTTACGTCAGAGTCTAACTGTTACTACTTCCAATGGTGTTTTCAATTATCAATTAACTGGTTCACAGAACAGTATTAAAGTTCTAGGTGTTGTTAATGCAACAACTGAAAGTGATGTTGCTTATCAAACTGCAAATTGGTTTAACGATAGATACCTTACACCATCCCCAGCCACTGGTTCACCTACCTTCTACTCTTTCAATGGTGTTGGTACTACAGGGGATACTCTTATTGATCTATATCCTAAACCTGATGGAGTGTACACAGTTCGATTTAATGTTGTCCAACGATCAGCAGATTTAGAAGAACCTTCCGATAGAATATTCTGTCCTCATCGTCCTATAGTTCTGTTAGCTTATGCTAAGGCTGTAGAAGAGAGGGGTGAAGATAATGGACAGACAGGTAACAGTGCTTACATGGCAGCAGCTAACTCTTTATCTAACGCAATCGCCTTAGATGCATCAAAGCATCCAGAAGAGACAGAATGGTATAGTGTATGAAACAATTAGTTAGTCAGTCCATTGCAGCCCCAGGGTTTTTTGGGTTAAACACACAGGAAAGTAGCATTACTTTAGCTAGTGGCTACGCATTACAAGCAGACAACTGTGTAATAGATACTGAAGGTAGGTTAGGTGCTAGACAAGGACATGTATATCAAACTACTTCGGGTGGTACCTCTTCTTCTCTTGTAGGAATGCATGACTTTGTAGGTTCTACAGGACACTTAGGGTATATTACTTGGGGTAATGGTAAAATATATAAAGGTCTTGGCACACTCACTGCTATATCTACAGGACATGGTTCTAATAATGATTGGCAAGCTGCTTCACTAGGAGGTGCTGTATACCTAGCACAAGCTGGTAAGCCTATGCTTAAAGTAGCTGCTAACTTTGCAGTGACTACTCATGCCACTACATCTTCTAATCATCAGTTCTCTTTTGTAACTTCTGCTTATGGCAGGTTATGGGCTGGTGGCACTGCTACAGATAAGTACACACTGTATGGCTCTGACTTAGTTAATGGTGCTTTTGCTGGAGGTTCTACTTTATCTTTAGACCTTAGACAGATATGGACTAATGGTGGAGATGAGATTGTAAGTGTTGCTGGCTTTAACGGACGAGTCATTGTATTTTGTAAACGATGTATTGTAATACTTGGTGACGATAACAATGCAGATTTAACTATTGAACCTGCTAAATTATCAGTAGTGGAGGTACTAGAGAATGTAGGGTGTGTGTCTAGGAAGTCCATACAGGCCGTAGGAAACGACATCTACTTCCTAGCTAACTCAGGTCTACGTTCTTTAACGCGTGTCATACAAGAGAAATCTAACCCCTTAGCAGACCTGTCTATTAATATACGTGATGATCTAGTAAAGATTATTAATACATCCTCTACTGAAAATGTAACTTCAATCTACTCAGCTTCTAATGCTTTCTACTTATTAATATTTCCTAACTCTAAACTTATATATTGTTTTGATACTAGAGGAAGACTAGAGAATGGTGGACTACGTGTAACTAAATGGGTGGACACTGATATACTTAGTGGTCTGTCTGCTTTTGATGGCACTCTCTACCTTGGTCTTGTTAATGGAATAGCTAAGTATTCATCCTTTCAAGACGGGGGATCGCACTATTACTTAGCCTATCGTACAAATCACTTTGACTTTGATCAACCTACAGTTAATAAAATAATAAAGATTGTAGGCGTAACTGTTATAGGAGGTAGTGGACAGAACTTCTCTGTTAAAGTAGGTACTGATTATACTGATCAACCAAGGTCTTACAACAGAACTATAAAACAAAGTGCTGTGTCTGAGTATGATGTTGCACAGTATAACATTTCAGAATATACAGGCGGTGGTTTAACGGATCGTATTAAGGTTCCAGTAGGAGGTCAAGGTAGTG